TCACGCTTTCATCCCCTTCCCCATTGCTAGGTTAATTCTGTCAACGCATTCCCTCAATGCTTTGACTTGCTCAGAGGTGAGTTCAGATTCATCAATTGTGGCCAGCACTGCGTTGAGGGAGCGCTCAATATCGTTTTTAGTCAACCGTAAACAGATAAGCTTAACCCACCGTGGCGAGAACTTGCTGAGGCCGATTGCTCTTGTGATTCTTAATTTCATTCTGATGCCTCTTTGTCGCCAGAAGAGGCGGCTTGTACTCGGTTATAACACGCAAAGAAGACAAAGCCTTTAACTCATTCGCCATGCGGTACGAATCATAAGAATATTTACTGGCATAGTTACACTCTTCCATCTGCCTTCATTCGCTCATATTTGGCTTTCAAAAGCTCCGCAGGTGTCGGCCCCTTCGGTGCCACAGGTGCTGCCAACGCCCGACGAACTGGAGGAATAGGCTTCCCGGCCAGCACCCGCTTTTCCCACCTATCTAGAATATCGCTGGCTTCACGCTCGAGTTCTTTCTGACTAAGTTGCCCATCAGTTCCTCGACGGCGCAGCTCAATGCAGATGTGGTAAAAAACCGGCTTTGGCCACGGATACTGCTCACTGCTCGGGTAGCGGAACACCAGCTTGCGCCACTTCCAGTATTCAGCCATTACGTCAGCGGTGGTGATCCCCAGCACGCTGCCCCCTTCCCTGCACCACTTGATGAACTGGCCTGGCGAAGGCAGAAAGGGACGCTCCTGGCGACGCACCATTCGCATGCCGGCCTCAACCTGCTCCATGCTGGTTATCCCGTTTTCTTTGAAAGCCAGCACCCACTGGCGGCGGATCTCATTCACCTCTTCCTGGCTGCGATTAACCAGGCTTGCTGGGAACGCAGCTGCCAGCTGTACGAATAGCCCGTTGATAATCTGCGCCACCTGCTGCGTTTGTTCGCGTTCGGTGTACTGCTCAGGAAGGTTGTGCACCACGCGCCGAGCCTGTTCCCTGTCAAAATTGCGAATGCTCTCGGCTAGGTTTTTCATTCCAGCACCCCATCAATCCAGTCGGTGTTATGCAGGTCAATACCGCCCCGGGATGGTTTTACCGCTCCGGTTGCACGCAGCCGTTTGGTGGTGAGCTGATCCCACTGCTTTCGCAGACTTGTAGGGCTCAGGATGTTGTCTTTCCAGAACTCGTCCCGGTTGGCCCACTGGAACAGGTCACAGATTTCGTAGTGGGTACGTTTGTCCTGGACACGCATCAGCCTGATGGTGTTCGCCCATTCAGCCCAGTTAGGTTCGGATAGCGATGCGTTGACGGTGAGAAGCCTGTCGTAAATCCAGCGTGCGGCCTTGAGGTCGTCAGCTGATCCCCATGATTTACCTGCCGGGGTGTATATCCCGGCGGCAGCTTCTGGATGGCGTGAGAGAAACTTTTGAGTTTTCTGGTTTCGGGATTCGTCAGAATTCCGAGACGAGGATATTTTAATATTGTTCTTGTTATAGTCTTGGGTGTCTACCGTTTCCGGGAAGGTTTTTCCCGTTTTCGGTAACACTTTTCCCGATTTCGGGAAGACTTTTCCCGTTTTCGGTTTGTCTAAAATCCAGGCGGAAAGGTCAGTATTTATACCGACCGTTTTCATCACGCCCTGCTTCTGACTGAAGATAATTTTGCGTTCTGAGAGCGATTTGAGCGCATCAGAAACATGCGAATCACTCAGCCCTGTAAGCTCGGCAATCACCGTGTTCGTAACGCGGTCCTGTTTCTTGTTCCAGCCGTAGGTAAGCCAGATCACTGCTTCAAAACACTGCCACTCCCGGCCTGACATTCTCAGACGAGGCTTGAGCTGTTGGATTTCGTTAGCGACCTTGGTATACCCATTCGACAGGTCGGCCATACGACCTCCCGGTTGTTCGGTTCTTTGGGGGAAATTGATAATTTCAGCTGTGTTTGACATACTTAGCTCCGCAATTACACTCCGTTTTTGCACCTGAAAGTCGGTTCTGTTCGCGCAGACCGGCTTTCGCCTTTTCTAGAGTATTCACATTGCCCCCAGCATGGTTGTCACCATCGCCAGCAGAGGTGCCGTAAGGTCAGGATCGACTCTGAACATTTCGAAAATCCCCTCGCCTAGCTCCTTCAGCTTTTCCTTCTTCGGTGCATCGAGCATCAGAGCTTGCTTCGCCTCACTAACCTCTTTTTCCAATCTGGCCATCCGGTAGGCAAACGAGTCGTTTTTAACGACACGGTCGCGGTATCGAAGCGGTAATACAGACATGATCGCGGGCACCAGCTGTTCGACGTTCTTTCGGTAAGATGCGGAGTCTTCTTTGTTGTCCAGCCATCGGAACAGCTTCACGTTCCAGACATCGGCCTGGCCTGAGAAGTCCACGCCATTAAGCTGAAGTTCTTCTGCCGCTTCTTGGATCTGAAGAGCGACAGCTATGCGCCCTTCTGCCGCTGCCCAGGCTCGGACAGCTGAGCAGATATCACGATGATCTATATCCTGCGTTGCCGGTTCGCTTTGATGACACGGGAATATCAGAGGATTAGAGGAAGCTCTGCTACTCTGTTGAAATGAAACAGTTTGCATTGTTAAGGCTCCTGTTTAGGTAAACCATCAGTTGGGTTTGGGTAGAGATCAGGGCGTAGTTCGTGGGGCGTTACGCCTGTCATTTTGAAAATCGAGAAAATGTAACTTGGCGGGACGATCCCGTGGTCGCGATTCTTCCAATGGCTTACAGACATACTCGTCACACCAAGCGCGATGCTGAGCTTTCTGGCTGAGCCAGCGGCTTTAATTGCTTTATCAAGTGCGGACATGTGTTTCTCCTGCTTATGGATAGCAAAAGTAAACCACAGATTTACACCATATGCAAACCAAGGATTTATTGCGTGTATAAACCAAATATTTACAATGGCCCTATGAGAAAAGAAGAACCCAACCTTGTTTTGGTGAAACGCCTCACTGAGATCACTGATCGCGGTGTTACCAAAGCAGATATGGCACGAATAGCTGGAGTCACCCCTCAGGCCGTAAACGGCTGGTTCAAGAAAGGCGTGATTAGTAAGAAGTCGGCACTGGCCATAGCTGACGCTGCAGGCATTTCTGTTGCCTGGTTACTCGGCGAGGACGTTGGTGAGAAAGATGGACTCAAGCCGGACGAACAGCGCCTATTAGAACTTTACCGGCAACTACCAGCGGAAGAGCAACAGAACATGCTCCGTATCTTCGCGCTTCGCCTGAATGAACTTGATGAACTTTATGCGCGATACATGAAGGGGCGCATCAGAAGTGGAGATGCGTCCTAACTCTTAGCTCAAGTATTCTGTCCGGATTAGAATTTTACAAATTATCAGTACAGACTTTTTTGGAGTGAGTGATATATATGGAAAATAAAGAAAAGGTTTTATTTGTATATCCTACTTTGCTAAGGGAGGGGCAATCTTCAAAAAAACCTTATAAACCCGATTCACTTCTGATTGATATTTCCCCTTCTAAAAAAAATACCATTATTGTAACTGCTTCAATTTTATTATTGGTTCTTAAAAATACCTTTATAACCGTTGATGTGTATCTTGACAATGAAGCAATCACTCTTGATTCTGATTCTCTTGATGGTTTTCAAGAGGTTATGGATACAACGTATGTCGGTGATGAATCCGTCATCGTCACGACGGCTATGCATGTAAGTAATGTTATATTTCCTTGCTCAGGCATTTACGAAATCAGAACCAGCTTAATGGTAAAAAATGAAGAAGGCGTCAAAACGCAAGTCGATTCTATAAGTTGTTTCTTAAGCGTTTTTGTCGCAGGGGGAAAGTAAATGGGTCAGGTATTTCACTTCGCACATCCTAGAGATAAACTTGAAAATGATAGCAACCATACCCATACTTCAAAGTATGGTTCTGGAAATGGTGGGGGGGATGACATGCTTGAAATTCGCGTAGCTAAACTGGAAGCTGATGTGGAGAATATCAAGGTTAACCTTGCCGAAGCTCGTGAAGATATTAGAGAGTTGACGAAAACGACTTCTGCAACGAAAACAGATGTCTCAGTATTGTTACAAAAAACTACTGAAATTGATGCTGCATTAGCCAAGCGCCCTACAGCTGATTCGATGAAAGTATGGTTTCTTACTATATTACTTTTTTCAGTCGCAATGCCCGTTATAACACTTTTAATTAACCTGTATTTGAAGAAGCCATAACCCGACCCCTGTGTCGGGTTTTTCATGCGGTTATGCCAAAACTTCAGCTAACGTCTACCCTACGAATATTAAGCTCGAATTTGAATAAATACCCTTGACCACCTCGCTGGTTTTGTTGTCCGCAACCATCAACTCTCCCTCCAACCCGTGCCCGCTTTTCCTAAATCCCGGCCACTGCGTCGGTTTTTTTTTGCCTGCGATTCGTCAGCCTCATCACAATATCTATCCATATAAACCGTAGATTTACAATTATCATTAACCAAGGGTTGACACTCATATAAACCAGTGATTTAATCCATCTAACCAAGACGCACTACGAACCACCAAGGCAGGACGCCCACGAAGTAGCCGCCGACGGCATACGAATAGTCGGATGAGGTGGAGAGATTAACGCGCATCAGGTGTAAACGTTCCGCTGGCCGGCGATAAGGCAAACGAGGGTGAGAATGATTGATTTCGCACGCAAACCAGGACGGCAGCAGGCCGTAAAGCTGAACTTCTTCGAGGTGATTATTCGCCGCCTGTGCTACCTGCTGGCGCAAAAGGGCAATCCAGATGTGTAACTCAACAAAATGCGGGTACTGCGGCAATCCGGTTAACCCGGAAGAAGTAGTCAAAAGTACCCTTCTCTATCGCAACGGCGCACAGTTGGCGCGCAAAGATAAAGAATACTGCTCTGAACGTTGTGCTTCGTTCGACCAGATGGCACACGAGGCATAACGTAAAAGCCGCGCAAGGCGGCCCGTACGTCCGGTGCTCCCGACCAAAGTTACACCGGAAAACTACTTAAAAAACCAAAGTTCACCCAATGGGCGCTATCTCTGGCCCGGGGATCTTACATCCAAAAAAGAGGATCTCACATGGAATTTTTCTATGTAGTGAAGGCTACGCAGAAATCTGGCAAAGAAGACGCAGTGATTTGGTTCACTGCGAAATCTGAAGCCCGTGCAAACCTGCAGCTCGATGTTGAGCTAGAAGATGCAGGTATTGAAACCGGTCGCGGTAAGGATTACGTCAAACCGGTTCGCACCGATTTCCCTGTTTTCAACGATCTGCCTGAAGAAAGCACTGTGGATTACACCTGGTGCAAACGCTACGAACTGCAGGACGATGGACGCACCTGGCTGCCAAAGGCTGGTGCTGAGTCGACTGGACCCGTGGACAACTCTGCCGCACCGGAAACTACCGTTAAAGTCGAAACGACCGTCGAGAGTGTCCCAGTTGAAAACCGCACTCCAGCGGTTCGTTATGCCGTCCACCTGACCAGCGACAAATACCAGTCACATATCACTAAAGAGCAGCAGCTGGCTGCCAGCGAAATGTCACTGGATGAAGGCTACACCTATCTCCAGAACCTGCTGATGGCGAAGAACGACATCCCGGAAGTTGCCGAACTCAGCCTGAACGCTGAGTGGAAACTGGTTCAGGCGATTAAGCAGGTATTTGCGCCAGATGAAGAGCACGAAGTAAAGCTACTTGCTGCTTTCATGGCCGACTGGTTGAGAGTAGATGCAGGTGACCGCAATGAGTTAGTTAGAGAGTGGAGAAGCGGAAAGCTTACACTTCTCAAATCAGAAAGCACCAGCAACTCCGACGTTACAACCATTCAGGATCCAGAACCTGAAAACGGTATTCAGATTGACGAGAATGATGACGAAACCACACGTTATCCAGTCGTTCGTATGCCGTTCCGCAAGCAGCTACTCGCCCAGTTCACCGCCGACGAACTGCGACACCACTTAACCCGCGAAGAATACGAAGGTATCAGCGCGCTGGAGATGGACACTGACAACAGCTATGTCCAGAACCTGCTGCTGGCGGCAGAAAACTGCGAAGAAGTTAAGGGTTACGACACCAAAGACCTGTGGCGCTATACCGACGCCATTCGCAAGGTGTTCAGCAAGGAGAAGCGTCACGAACTCGCTCTGGTACTTCGTTTTACCCGAATCTGGGCGGCGACTGAATATATCGATCGCGGCATTCTCGTTCGCGAATGGGCTACCGGTAATCGCATCAGTAATGTTCAGCGCACTGATTCTGGGACCAATGCAGACGGTGGCTATGTAACGGATCGCGGCGAAGGCGCGCATCACACTCTGGACACCCTCGATCTTGAGATCGCATGCGCCCTACTGCCTATGGACTTCCACCACTTCGAAATTCCTTCGAGCGTGTTACGACGTGCCAAAGAAATCGTGGCGAAGAAAGAAGAACCATGGAAATCATGGAGCGCCATCCTGCGTAATCAGCCCGGCGTACTGGCGGTGAACCGTGCGGCAATCTTCAATCTGATCCGCATAGCGCCGGAAAACATCCACCACACGCCAGCGGCTCATCTTGAATTTGTTAATAAAACCATGACGGCTGAGTTTATCTCTGCTGTGGAGTTACTGCCGTTGCCTACTCCTGTAGTTGAGACTGAAGCCCCAGGTGAACAACCGCAGGTTGAAAATCTCGGCAGCGGCGTGTTCTCCATCGATGGCCTGATGGGTGGAAATACCGAACCGGTCGTCGATACCTCCTCAAATGAAGTCGAAAAAACGGAAAACGCAGCGGAGACCACCAACGATGTGCAGATGGAAACGGCTAAGCCAGAGAAAGACGAAGATGTTGGTTCGGTACCACCGAGCGAAAGCACTGATGCAGATAATTCGCAGACAGATTCCGTAGCGTTGGAAGAACAGCAAGCAAAACCAGTAATTGAATACCCCGCTTACTTCGAGCCTGGCCGCTACGAAGGCCTACCGAATGACGTTTATCACGCAGCAAACGGTATTAGCTCAACCCAGGTGAAAGATGCCCGCGTCAGCCTGATGTACTTCAACGCACGAAATGTGGCTAAAACCATCCCGCGCACAACATCCAAAGTGCTGGACATGGGGAACCTGGTGCATGCCCTTGCACTGCAGCCGGAAAACCTCGAAGCAGAATTCAGCGTAGAACCTGAGATCCCAGAGGGTGCTTTCACCACCACAGCAACTCTGCGCGAGTTCATCGAAGCGTACAACGCCAGCCTGCCGGCGCTGCTAAGCGCTGACGAGATTAAAGCGTTACTTGAAGAACATAACGCGTCCCTTCCCGCTCCAGTGCCGCTTGGCGCCAGCCTGGAAGAAACGGGTCAAAGCTATATGGCTCTCCCTGTTGCGTACCAGCGTATTGAAGAAGGCCAGAAGCAGACAGCAACGGCGATGAAGGCCTGCATCAAAGAGTACAACGCCACCCTGCCCGTACCGGTTAAAACCAGCGGCAGCCGTGATGCGTTACTCGAGCAATTAGCGATCATCAATCCTGATTTGGTCGCACAGGAAGCGCAGAAACCGACGCCGCTGAAAGTGTCCGGCACCAAAACGGACATGATCCATGCTGTTAAGTCGGTTAAGCCCGATGCCATATTCGCCGACGAACTGCTGGATGCCTGGCGCGACAACCCTGGCGAAAAGATTCTGGTTACCCGCCAGCAACTGGCCACAGCGCGGGCAATTCAGTCTGCACTCCTGACGCACCCTACCGCTGGCATGCTGCTGACACATCCAAGCCGCGCTGTTGAAGTGAGTTACTTCGGCTTTGACGACGAAACAGGTTTAGAAGTACGTGTACGCCCTGACCTCGAGATTGAACTGGACGGCGTGCGTATCGGTGCTGACCTGAAAACCATCAGCATGTGGAATGTGAAGCAAGAAAGCCTGCGCGCCAGGCTGCACCGGGAAATCATAGACCGTGACTATCACCTCAGCGCGGCTATGTATTGCGAGACCGCGGCGCTGGACCAGTTCTTCTGGATTTTCGTCAATAAAGACGAGAACTACCACTGGATCGCCATCATTGAGGCATCCACTGAACTGCTGGAGCTGGGCATGCTCGAGTACCGCAAAACGATGCGCGCCATCGCCACAGGCTTCGATACGGGCGAGTGGCCAGCGCCGATCACTACCGATTACACCGATGAACTGAACGACTTCGACCTGCGCCGCCTCGAAGCGCTGCGCGCTCAGGCTTAAGGGGGGATTTATGCATAACACAAACGTTACCGTTGCTGACCAGAACACCGTTATTAACTCCAACGTGGCTTTGTTCGATTCCCAGTATCTGAACGCCATCAGCACGTTCGCGCAGATTATGGCCCAAGGCACCGCTACTGTTCCTAAGCACCTGCAGGGCAACCAGGCCGACTGCATGGCAGTTGCGATGCAAGCGGCACAGTGGCAGATGAATCCCTTTGCCGTGGCGCAGAAGACGCACCTGATTAACGGTGTGCTCGGGTATGAAGCGCAGCTGGTTAATGCCGTCATTTCACGCAGCGGCGTGCTGGCAAGCCGCTTTGAATATGAATGGTACGGGCCATGGGAAAAGGTCGTTGGAAAATTCCATATCCGCAAAGGCGACAAAGGCGAGTACCGCGTCCCGGGCTGGACCCTGGCTGACGAAGCCGGGATCGGCATCATTATCCGCGCAACCCTGAAAGGCGAAGATCAGCCGAGGGAACTTGATTTACTGCTGGCTCAGGCCCGCACCAGAAACTCTACCCTGTGGGCAGACGATCCTCGCCAGCAGCTGGCGTACCTGGCCGTCAAACGCTGGGCGAGACTGTTCTGCCCGGATGTGATTCTGGGCGTCTACACCCCGGATGAACTGGATGATCGCCGTGAAGAACGAGAGGTAAACCCAGCACCGGCGCAGCACGTTAGCCTTGCAGACATTTCAGGTGACAACGTCACTACGACTCAAACGGCTCAGGAATCAGCTCAAAACATCGATGCACTTGCTGATGATTTCCGTGATCGCATCGAGGCGGCTCAGGATGTGGATAGCGCTAAAGCTCTGCGCGCAGATATTGAAACCGTGAAAGCAACGCTGGGTTCTGCCCTGTTCACTGAGCTGAAAAACAAGGCCGTGAAGCGTTATTACCTGGTTGATGCACGGAACAAAGTCGAAGCAGCCATCAATTCCTTGCCACCTTCTGATGATCCCGATGCAGTTGCGCGGTTCGCAGAAGTAGAGCGCGTTCTTGCATCGTCGAAACGACATTTGGGCGACGAGCTACATGGACAGTTCAGCATCACCCTGGCGGATATGAAACCGGAATACCTGGACTAACGAGATCGGGAGGGGAAACCCTCCCTCAAGGAGAAGAAATGCGACTGATTAATCGAGGCAGTAAGCAATCCCCTTTGGCTCGCCAGGCATGTGAAATCGCACTCGCAGCCCACCAGCAAAGATACGGTGACTATGGGCGCAGCAAGATGAAAGAGACTTATACGGTGAGAGTGGAAGGCGTGAAGGTCTGGGTTGAAGTGGTCAACTGCAAGGCAAGCTACGTGGCCACAGCAATGACCGGCATGCGCCGACTGCGTTCCCTGCCCGGCCAGGCAAACTGAAACTGAAATATCAACGACTACAGACCGGCATATCTATACTCATGCCGGTTACCTGAGGTGAACCATGTCGCAGGTAATTTTTAACGAAGAATGGGTTGTTGGCGCAAGGCTCACAGAAAAAACAGGCCTGACCGAACGACAGATTGAGAAGTATCGCCAGGGCTGTTGGGTGGAAGGTGTCCATTTTAAACGGGTTTCTCCTTCCGGAGAAAAAACCATGCGTGGCACAACCTGGTACAACTATCCGAGAATTAATCAGTTAATAAGGGATGCGTAAGATGGCAGCTTTGCCTACAGGTGTCGAAATCAGAAACAATAAGATTTGTATCTGGTTTATGTACCGGGGAAAGCGTTGCCGCGAAATTCTCAAAGGTTGGGTTAACACCCCGGCGAACATCAAAAAAGCCGGGAATCTTCGGGCTATGATCGTTAGTGAGATCAACCTTGGAGAGTTTGATTACCACCAGCGCTTTCCTTCATCGTCCAGAGCCAAAAAAACCGTAACCACTGTTTCAGTTCAAACCTTTTCAGAGCTGTGTGAACTGTGGACGAGCATTAAAGAAACCGAAATTAGCGCGAATACCATGCGTAAGACGCGCTCACAACTCGGTACGTTAATGCACATCATTAACGGAGATACGCCTGTTTCAACTATACGCCACAGCGACATTCTGAAATACAGGAAGGAACTGTTGAACGGTGAGACACTTTACCTGGCAAATCCCAGAAGTAACAAACAGGGACGCACTGTGCGTACCGTGAACAACTATATATCGCTTCTGTGCTCCCTTCTTCGGTTTGCACACAAATCTGGCTTTATCAGTGGCAAACCCTTTGAAGGGATCAAGAAACTACACAAAGGGAAAGTAAAACCGGATCCTTTAACGAAGCAGGAGTTTAGTTTGCTTGCGGCATCCGAGCGTGGCCAGAGCCTCAATATGTGGACGTTCGCAGTTTATACTGGTGTCCGTCATGGAGAGCTTGCAGCTCTTGCCTGGGAAGATATCGACTGGGAAAAAGGTACGGCTCATATACAGCGCAACCTTAATGCGCTAGGAATGTTCGTCCCACCAAAAACCGATGCAGGTGATCGAGTTATCACGCTATTAGAGCCAGCACTAGAGGCCTTGAAGGCACAGCGTACGCTGACTTCGTTACAGCCCAAAACCGAGATTGTGTTTCATCACCGAGAGTATGGTGCGATGGAATATCAGAACCTGCGGTTTGTTTTCATGCCCAGGATGCGCAAGGGCATACAGAAGGCCTACTACTCTTTATCGAGTATCGGCTCCAGATTTAACGCAGCTGTAAAACGTGCTGGTATTCGCCGCCGGAATCCGTACCATACGCGGCATACTTTTGCCTGCTGGCTTTTATCTGCCGGCGCTAACCCGTCTTTCATAGCCAGCCAGATGGGGCATGAAAACGCGCAAATGGTTTATGAAGTCTACGGTGCGTGGATTGAAGAAATGAATGGCGAACAGGTGCTGATGCTTAACGATAAGCTGGCACGCTGA